GTCATCAGTCAGGTGCCAGGTCGCTTACCACCGTGAATCCATTGTAAGAAGGCTTGAGTTCATTAGCGACCACGCTGTAGCCGTTTTCGTCGATGGGGAAGTAGCTGGCGCTGATGCGTGCCAGGCCCTCTTCGTCAAGGTCGATTGAGTCGACCATGTAGACAAGCGAGCGCGTTGTTGTGTCTTTGATGGCGAAGATTGAGCCGAATAGTTTGTTGGCTTTGGGCTGGCCGTCAACGATGCTGACGGTGAGCGTGTCTTCGTTGACTTCGTTGTCGTTACGGTCCCAGTAGTACACTTCGACGCTTTGGCCGTTGGTGAGCTGGGCGGGCGTGATGATGGCGCCATTGTCTTTGATGATGCCGGACGCGCCAGGCTGGACGTAGCTGGCTTGCGTCACCACGCGGATGAAGTCTCCGGGTGCCAAACCGAGGCCGTAGGGCAGCGTCTGGAAGCTGACCACATGGGTGCGATGGCGGCGAGCGCTCAAGGCATATTTGGCGAACAGTTCGGCGTGGTAACGGCTGGTGATGTGGGTGAAGTTGAACTCTTCCAGCGGGCCGTTGGGCTGGTCTGTGTAGTACACGACCGCCGTTTGCTCTTGAGGGAAACGGTTCGGTAGTTCCGTGCGGTAGCGCACCATGGCACGAATGGGAAGGCGCTCTTGGGCTTGGACGTATTCCAGTTGGAAGGAGTCCTCGATGATGTTGCCTTCGGTGAAGATGCCCGAGATCGGCACCTTGACATCAAACATCGTGTAGTTGCGTGTGGTGTCGATGGGGAGGGCAGGCTCGATTGAAAACTTGCCGCCGCGCATGACAAGGTTGCAAAGCAGCGAAGTGCTGATGCGTGCCAGGAATTCGCGCAGGTTTTGCGGTTCGACGATCACGTCGTCGTAATACAGGCCGTTAGCTTCGAGGAAGGAGCCGGTGCGGGCAAACTGGGCGAGGTCAACGAGGTCGCTGCTGATCAGCTCGCCTGCACCAGTGTGGGGATTGGTGAGGAGGTAGTAGGCAAGGTCGGTGAAAATGTTGGAGGAGTCCGTGGTAAGGACTGTGTTGCCGTTGGAGTTGCGGCGGATGTTGGTGACTTGGATGCCTTTCTTTTGGTAGATGTGCAGTTGCTCGAAGCTGCTGAGGCTGATACTGCTGCGCACCTTAATACCTGCCATGGCGCAGCCCGTATACGAGGCGACGCCGTTACGAACCGGATCATTGGCTAGGTTTTCGTTGACGTAAACCAGCTCGTGCTCAGGGCCGTTATCGCAACTGCGCGTAATGAGGTTGTTGTAGTGCGAGACTTCCGCGATTGCACTATTTAGTTCAAACTGGCGGGGGCCAGAAATAGTGGTATAGGTTCGGGTTGTGGGGGGTGTATTTACCTCGAAAGTGTAGTCAATGTTGCTCCCATCAAACAGTTGGCTTCTGATTACAAATCGTTCTCCCGGCTGCCAAGAACCGGTAAAAGAGGCAGAAATAGACTGGGCGTTGATAATTGTCCAAAAAATTGAACGGGTGGCAGTGGGGTCAACTGGCCCTAGGTTCTCCACGCGTAAACGTATGTTTAGTCGAACACTGCGACCGCCACTATTGAATTGAAACGCATTCTTGTCTGCTTCAGTGAATTGATATTCAGCTCCGACTGGCAACGCAATGTAAGGAACGTCAACCGGACTATCTATGACATTGTCGGGCTCCTTGCCAATGGCTTTTGAAATGCCGTTGCTGATGCGACGGATGTCAGCCGTCGTGTTGCCTCTGTATTCAAAAGCAGTGACAAGCTGCACGCTCGACAAAGGAGCTGTTGTGACCTGACCACTTGACTGCACTGGCTCGCTAACCATTTCAGAATGGAGTGCTAGCGCTGCAATGTCGTCGTAAAAGCCTTGAACTCGGATAGTAAAGCTCCCGTATTGTGTGATGATATTTGGAATGTCTTCAAATGCTCTCGTGGAAGTAATACCTTCGCTTTCTAGGCGGATGCACAGACCACGACCAATAATCTGGTTGATCTCGCCAGAAGTAATCGGGCGGATGCGGTATTCAAATTGATCGAAGGGTTGCGCAATACGGATGAAGTTGTACTGATCCTGTGGCGCAGAACCAACAACGCAGAAGGGGAACGGATTTAACTTGGCCCAACCTTCTTCAGAGTTGTAGTCGTTGTTGGCAGGCCTGACGTAAAGATGGAAGAAAGAAGCACGGCGGGCGTAGGACTGGTTTGTTCCTGTGGAGAGACTTGTGTTCTCGACGTCGTACCTGTGCAGCTTTTCAATGGAGGGAACTGAGTTGAAGTTGGTGATGCCGTTAAAGCGAGTCCAAACATTACTCTTGATGCCGATTTCGGTGATTTCACAGGCACGAGAGTTTTGGAACGTGGCAATTTCCGCTTTGCAGATAGGAAACCATGCCTGGCCAATGTCAAACAATGGGCCGTCAGGACCCTCGGGGAGGTTTGTATTTGTCGTAATAAATGGGCGGTGGCATACGCCGACATACCCTGGACCGCCATCGCCATAGACGGCTCTGCAGGTTAAAGTAACGGTGAACTCATTGCTATCTGTTTTGTCGTAAACATTGTTTGAGGGATTTCTTGAAGTCACCTCAAACATACAGTTGCCGATCATCCATTTGGTGCCGATCTTCAGCAACTCGTCCTGTTGTTCGTGTTCGGTTTGGATGGCGGAAATGATTTGTTTGTTATCAACGGCATCAAGGTCAGGGTTGGCATAGGTATATTCCAAGCCGCGCTGTCTGTTGGCAATAATGTTTGGGTTACTTGTGTCATAATACAAAGTTTCTTGCAGTCTTCCCGCGTTGTAGATAACGGTGACAGTGCCACCGACAACCATTTGAACGCGCAGGCCGTTGCTTTGCTGCGGAGATGTATAGTCGGTGCCGTTGACGTTGGCTGAGACAATGCCGAACTGGCGGGCGTAGTTGCGGCCCGTTCCAGCCATTTTGGGATTGCCCGCAATTTGAAAACGCTTGGCCGTGTAGGAACCTGCTGTTCGCTCGGAAGCGCCGGAAAGATAGGAAACAACATCCCAGTTAAGGCGGTATGGCGTGCCGTTAGGAAGACCGCTATAGGCACCGAATTGAGTGCGCGACGATGGGGAGAAAGAATGGCAAAAGGCGTTTGCTGAAGAAGCTCCGGCAAAAGATTGAGCATTAAAAGCGTTGTCGCTTGAGCCTTCTGTTGGACCAAAACTGCCGTAGCGGTTGTTGTGCCCAAACAAGCGGCTGTCTGGCGTGGTGCGGACGCTACCGGACAGGGCCTCGTAGGTGGTCGTACCAGCGATTGGCGTGCCGCCTTGGTAGTAGTACCAGCGGTATTCGCTATCGGGAAAAGAATCGAGGGGAAGTTGGCCGATGTAAATACCGGCACGATCGGCGGCGTTTTCAGGACTATTTGGGTCTTGTGGGTTTCCGTATGGGCCTCGGGGCATGGGCGATTGCCCCGCCAGGAAGACCATGCTGAGGCTTTGGTAGCCGCCCCAGCTAAACATGCGGCTCCAGACCAGCTTGGGGCTGATCATGATGCCGCCGACGTAGTAAAAATCAGTGCGGCCGTTGATGTTTAGCTGGACGCGTTGCTGTTTAGTGAAGACAATCGGAATCGTTTCGCCGTAGCGGCTTAGTTCTTGGTTGGCTTGGAAGCCGTATGTCGGGGCGAATCGGTCGCGGCCTGCAATGCTGTCAAGCGTGCGGTTGCCGCCTTGGCGTTGTTGCGCAGGGGGCCTGGGTGCCAGCAGCAGCGAGAGGCCGGACGACACCACTCCAAGAACGAGTGAAACAATCGCAACAATTAAGCTCGCCTCATTTTCAATGTCCGGAATATGGGCATATTCCGCCGGACGTTCGCGGCTGAGCCAGTCGATGCGTTGCTTGAACTGGAGATATTCCTGTTCGGTGCAGCCCAGCTCCTGGACTAACTGGCGTTCGTAGGGGAGCAGTTGCTGCGGTAGCAGCGGAGTGCAGGAAACGCCGTAAGCGGATGCCAGGTCACCGCTTGCAGACTGGCTGTTATGTAGAGGATGCCGTCCTGCCAAACTGTCCCGAAAGCGTAATTCTTGTGTGGTAGGAGAACCACGTCTCCATCATACAAAGGATGTGGCACGCGGCGTCCCCAGTCGTGGATAGCCTTGAGGATTTTGCGAGGTGGGGCGTCGTACCAGGAGGGGTCGAAGGTGGGGGTGGCGATGCCGAGGCGGTCGAGGGCTGTGTAGACGAGGTGGATGCAGTCAATGGCGCCATCAGGGTCGGTGCCGTCTGCGCCTAGGCGATAAGGACGACCGATCAGGTCGTACATCAGCTCAGGCGGACCTGTGCAGTGGTGGGCAGCGGGCCAAACACGTCTTCAGTGATGCGGCGTCTCGGCACGTCACCACCAACTGCGTCAAGGACTGAAGAGATCTCCAAGCGGAGTTCGGCGTCGCTCCAGATGGCGCCAGCTACTTGACCTGCGTAGGAGCTGAGCACGCGGTAGTCGGCCTTGTTGTCGGGGTTGAGCATCAGCATGTCCACCAGCACCACCCAGCTACCATCGACCAACGTGGAGGCCCAGCTACGACTGAGCGAGTTGTTAGGCAGGGCGAGCTGCGTGGACTGGTTGTCGCCGCTGCGGTTGACCGTGACGCCAGAGAAGCCGAAGGGCAGGAAGCCGTGGGTGTTGCCGTTGTAAGCGACGTTTTCGTTGATCCAGAAGTTCTGGAAGTAAAGCGGGGCGGCGCCGTCGGTGCGGGGCTTGGCGGTCAGCATGTGACCCAGGGCTATTTCGGTCTTGAAGCTGGTGTCCATCAGTTCATGCCGAGGCGGCTACGGGTGGCGCGGGACTGCTGCAGGCGGCGAAGGGTGCGTTGCTCGCCTTGCGTGGCACCTTGTTGGGCGGCTTGGGCCATGCCGGCGCGGAACTGGTCGGCGGTGACGTAGTCAACGGAGTTGATGCGTTCCACGGTATAGCGCACGTCGATGGCGGCTGGTGCCATTGTGGCGGTGCCGCCGCCGCTGCTGGTGTCGTCGCCAGCCGGGATGACTGCAGAGCCGCGTGCGCCAGCAGCATACCGGCTCATGGCAGAGCGCATCTTGCTGGCGGGGATGACATATTCTGCCTCGCCACCTTCGCCAATAAGAGCCTGAGTCGGACCTGTTACAAAGCCGCCTTCGGCATACTTAATGCCTGCATAACTGAATTGCGAAGTGGAGGCAAGTGCTCCGGCGCCAGTCAACCCGGAAAGTTCTGTGGTGCCTGCGCTGAAGGTTCCGCCGGAGAAGCTGCCAAAACCGCCACCGCCTCCAAGGGAGCCAAGTCCTCCGCTAGAGCCGAGGCCGGCGAAAATTTTGGCGATGCCGATTGCAATGTAGGTGGCGATCATCTGTTGGGCAGCGCTGATCAGGGCGTTGCCGATCGCGTTTAGGAAGTCGGCAAATACCTGTTCGGCTGTTTTGGTGCCGCGTACCATCTCTGCTACGCCGAAAGTAACGGCGTTGGCGATCTCTCCGCTGGCGGTCTGGATGAGTTGGCCGTAGCGCTCGAAGAATTGTTGCAGGCGGAGTTGCCGGTGCTCCAGTTGGTCCAGCAGCCCAAGCTCTTGCTGCATAAGGACGAGCTTTGCTTGCTGCGCAGCCAAGTCATTTTGTTTGGCTTTTAATGCGTTTGCGTCCAAAGAACTAGAATTTATGTCTTTGGTAAGTTTTGTTATTTCTCTTTCTAGTGGCAAAAGAGTTTCTCTTGCGCGTATGCGTTGTTCGAATAGCTGTTTTTCTTGTTGCAGTAAATCGGCAGGGCTGGTAAATCCAGCAATGTCGAAAGATACTTTTTGCTGTTGCTGCCGTACAGATGCAACACTATCTTCGATGTCTTGTTGTCTTTGGGTAGCCGCTAACTCCTCTTCGAGTTTTAGTCTATTTTTACGACGTTCAGCCTGGGCCGCTTCCAAGTCATTTTGTTGTTGCAGCAGGTTGAGACGTCTTGCGTACGCGGCATTGATCAGATTCTGTTCTTCTGCATTTTTTGTGCCCAGCAAAGCAGCTTGGCGATCGCGTTCGAGTGCTGTCTCCTTCGCAAAAGCAATTTTGTCTTGTGCTTGGAGCTGGGCTTCGAGGCCGCCTAGTTCGCCTTTAAGGAAAGTTTCCCGTGCAATCTGAGCTTGTGTTTGCTCGACGAATACAGAAAGGACTTGGCTCTGTAAATTTAGTATTTGAATTCTTGCTTGAATTTCTTTTTGGGCAGCTTGTTCGGCGGCTTGGCGTGCTTCTTCTGCTCGCCGGGTCAATTCTTGTGTGCGGGTGCGTTCTATTTCACCTAATTTTATGGACAGGTTTAAGTTTGCTGCTCGTATGAGTTGTTCATTCTGCGCTAGGTCTACTTCGCCTTTTTTCAGCTGAAGACTAATTTTTGTTAGTTCGTTTTCGTATTCTTTTTGGGCTGTTTGTCTTTGTATTGTAACGTAGCGATCCAGGTCTGTTTTTGCATTTACTGCAGTTAGTTGGACCTGCAAGCGCAGTAAATCGTTACTTTTAGTAAGTTCGGCTGTTCTTTCTCTTGCGGCGCTTGTTTGTGCATCGTTGCCTGCGCCCGGTTGTTGACCAAAACCGCTGATAAAGTCTGTTGCTCCCCTTACTAAAGTAGCAGCATTTACTCCAGGTACCGCACTGATTAGACCTTGAAGCAAACGCTGGTCTCGTATGGGTTTCAGTGCGTCATCAATACGAGCCGCGCCAGCAATAATTGTTGTTACGAGTCGTTGGAAACCTGTTGTAAATACAAATGTGTTATCGCCCAGTTGCTTAAATGCTGTGGCATTTTCGACCCCTACTTGCCTCGCAAGCTCATTAAATGCTACTTCCGCGGCCTTAGCTGTTTGCCCGGATGCTTGTAGATTTTGGATTTGTTTTTTGATGGATGGGTCTAGATACCCAAGTTGTTGTTCGAGATAGCCTGCGGCATCGCCGCCTTCACGTAAAGAAACAGAAAAGTCTTTAGCAGACTGTATAGCTTGGTCAAATACACTTCCTAGGGCTGTGCCGACAAGGGACAAACCAAAACCAAACTGGCCACCGGCCATACCACCGGCAAAACCGCCAGCACCGCCGCCGATAGACGCGCCTAAGCCTTGACCGAAAAGCAGCGGAAAGGCGCCACCAATAATGGCGTTACTTGTAGCTTCTCTTGTTTTTTCTCGTTGTTTGAGAGCATTTGCATTTCTATCTAAAATTTTCCCTAAACGCAGTTCAAATAGTTCTTCTCTTGAAGCAATATCTAGACTTTGCCTGCGTATTTTATTTTCTTCTTGACGGATGCGTAAAATAGCTTGTTCGTTTGCTTGCTGGCGTTGACTAGCAGAAAAACCACCGCTGAAACCTGGGCCACCGGGGCCTAGTTCAACGGTGCCGGACACTGGAGCAGCCCGTAGTAATCCCTGACGTTTTTTTATCTCTGTATCTAGTAAAAACAATCGGCGTTGACGTACTGTGTTTTCTTCGCCCATTGCTTGAGCAAGGGCTTTTATAGCATCGGTTTCGTCTCGTGAGCCAAGTTCAGCTTTATTTAGTGCAGCAGCAGCTTGATTTACGGCTTTTGTGTAATTAGCTACGCTTTGTATTGGTGCGTTAAAAGTATTGGCTAGGTCGTCTAGTCTATTTATACGCTTGCTTAGGTCTTCGATAGTGTTTCGAA